TCTGAGACAATATTGTTTTAGTTGTTCTCTTGAATTTACCATAATTAATATTGATGATGGTTGTGATGATGATGTACTCGACGACGGACATTAACCCTGACCAAATTTTTACAAGTCACGAATCTACCGTCAGAATCGGTGATAATGATATCAAAATTCATTGATGGTGCTTCTAATTCATCAATATCAAATGTGTATTGGACGATACCATTAACTTCATCAATGATTTCCATATCACGATATTCCGGACAATGCCTTTCGCCAATCCATTTGATTTGGACGGTAGAGTCTAATAGACTGATAGGATTTGATGATACCGAATCGATACATTTAACCTGTAATGTGGAGCCAGTATCTCCTTCAACAAAGTTATGCATAATTTAATTCCTTTTTAAAATTTTTCAACCGAATATTCGATAGTCGTAAACGGTTCTGTTTCGTAGATAAATTTGGTAAATTCCGGATTAATATAATCAATTTTAGTAAATTTTACCGTAGAGAAAAAGATATTCGCCTTCAGCAGTTTACCTAATTGAAGTGTAATAGTAGATCCTTGTAATACTTTAGATACATTTTGACCAAACTCATTCAGATAAGTATCAATTCTAACATCAAGTAAATATGCGGATATATTTGACATGAAAGAATTAACCGCAGTATTAATGATAACAACTTCATCCTGTACAATATAATCATCTACCATATAAAGCGGTCTATCATTCATATAGGTATAGGTGTTTGATATATGAACCGTTATATCCGACATAATCTTATCCTATACTAATCTGAGTAAACCAGTCGTTTCGTTATTAACCGGCATGACTAAAGTAAAGACGCCTGCTGTGATAATTTGATTACCAAATGAATGAACAGAAACAGCGTTTTTTCCTGGAGCAGAATTATTGTAAATCAATACTGAATCGAAAGGTTGAGCCAATGTAACATTATTGAATACAATAGGAGCAGACGGAGTGAAATGCGCAATTCCGTTAGTAATAATTGGTGGATTATTCGTTTGTATTTCTACGCCACCAGCAGTATATCCTGTTCCGGATACTTCCCCATCTGGAGTATAAGCAGTTGTTGATGAATTAATATTCGCGGAAGAAAGGTAAAGTGCCGCGTAAAATGTATCTTTATCTGTGGATGTTCTAACTGTAGTAGAACCGAAAGCATGAACGCCATTGAGTAAATCTTGTTTAAAAGAATTACACATTGATTGAGTATTCATTAAATTTTACCTATTTCAGAAGTGGATGATAACGGCTTCAGAGTCACTTTAGAGTCTTTTCTGACAATTTCGCCATTTAAAGAATATTCGGTTATGATTGTTGTATTATTAGCGTCATGAGTAACAATTTCATTTAAACATAATAAATCAGAATCGATTTCGCCTTTTGTAGTATAAATTAACATAATATTCCTCAAGTTTATAATATAATTATTTAGTAAAATAAAACCCTAACGACCGAATAGATTGTTAGGGTTTGTTATTATTTATTACAATTAATTTGAATAGAATTAGGCTCTAATATAGAAGCCACTCTTTTTCTTAAGATATTTCTAGCGGCTTCAGGAGCTTTACAATAATCAGCAACAGCTTTATCAAATAAAGATTCTGTCGCAGTCAACGCCGTACAAGCAGAAAGCAATAATGATAACAAAATAATACATATAATTCTCATGATAGTTTTTCCAAGTTTTTAATGTAGTTTTCCATAAAATGATTCAAGAAGAAGTTAATCTTTCCTTTCTTTAAACCGATGATTGTTCCCTTAATAATATCCTTTGTTCTCTGTACCACATTAAAATTAGTCAGATTCCCGTTATGATCAAAATAATATATTTTACCATGATGTTTATAAGGGAATATCGGATTTCTGGTGATAACATCGCAGTTGTTAATGTATCTATGATGTTCAATGTTTAATGAATTGAGATAATTGATGTAAGTGGTATTGCCGACTCTAGGAGAACCAAATGTATAAAGGATAGGATTAGGCAGATCGGGAAACCGATGGCATCTTCCGGCAATTAAAGTAGCCATTGCAGCTCCTAATGAATGTCCTGTAAGATAAACTTGTCTATTCTTCTTATGCTTATTTAATAGAGGAACAAGATCATCCCAAATGTTATCAACGCTAAGTTTAAATCCATGATGGACTTTACCGATTCCAGAACTGCTAGGAACTAATTTGAACCGAATATCCGCGATAATGTCTTCTAAATGAGTAGGCTGAGTTCCTCTACAAACAATGATGATAGCAGTTTTGCTGTAGAGAAAATAGGCTTGAGATCCATTATTAGATAGGAAAATGGATTTGAACCCTTGAAATTTATAATTATCTTGATAGGCTTGATTGCTAAGATTAGCCATTAAAAGAGGAGTAATATTCATGTTATGTCCTTAATAAAAAAGCCGCTATGCGATTAAGCTATAGCGGCTTCTGTTTAACTTAATTTGGATAATATTAAACTAATTTCTTCTTGGATAGTGAGTCCATTTTCTATAATAACATTAGCATTATCCGGCGGTTGAAATAGAGAATTGGTATCGGAGAACCTACCAGATTGTATTCTATTAACCCAGATAATAAAAGCATCACCAAATGCATTTCTAGTTTCTATAGTAGGACAAACAAAATCAGCTATTGCGTGATGTCCAGATTTACATACGGTATCGCAAAGAAATCCCATTCGCCTTGCTTGTTCAATCCTATCCTCAATAGAGAATCCTAAATCTTTGTTTAGATTTTCCCTGACTAAATCCGCATTAAAATGGACGGCAGATAGTGTTTTGGATAGAGCGGTAGCCAGTTCAGTTTTGCCTGCTCCTGGAAGTCCCGTAATTAATATTTTCATTTAGCTCCACGAGTAGGTTTATAAGCAATGGCATTTATTTGTACTTGATAACAAGCATTGTTATATTTGCTCATTTCTCGTTCAATTATATGTTGGGGTTGCCCTTCTATTTGTTTCTGAAACCATGGCATAAAATCGTACCCTACTTGATCAACTCCAATATCAATTCCTAATTGTAATCCTAATGTGGTTTCGCTTCCGCCGGTTTCGATTGTGTTTAAATTTCTTACTTGATTAAACATATCAACGCCAACTGGAGTCACTTTCCTACAATGTGTTGGATCGTGATGGAAGTTTTCGTGATTCCAATGAGGAACTGTAATCTTAATTGACCCTTGATTTTTCAAGATTCTGTAGAATTCTTTCCATATGTTAAGATAAGTTTTAGAATCTTGGCCAAGGTGTTCTAATACATGACATAAAATAATTTCTGAGACCGAGCTATCTTCGAACGGTAATGCTTGTTCTAAATCAGCAACAATATCTGGTTTACAGTTTGGATCTGAATCAACATTAACATATCCATCAAGTTTGTTATAACCACAACCAAGATTCAATTTCATATTAGAATAAATCTAATGCTTCATGAGTAATAGCAGCTTCAATTTCAGCAACTTTAGCATCAAAAGCAACTTTGGCAGCAGCAATCGCGTCCGCATCAGCAGTTTCGTCTAAGTCTTTAATTGATGCGCGATATTCAAAATCCGCACCCATTTTCAAAGATCCTTGACGCTCTTCAATTGAAAAGTCGTACGCTTCCCAAACGATTTCCACTGGAGTTTTTTCTAAATCAAAAGTATGACCTGTAAAGCCTTGACGTTTTGAATTTGTTTCTGGACGAACTTCGATTGCTTCAAACCATAATTCTGATTCGTTTGCTGGAGGAGTTGTATCCCATACTTGAGTTACTTTACCATCTTCTACTTTAACAAATAATTGTGACATGTTTTTTTCCTTTTAAATTT